GACAATAAACTCAGGGTTTAAAGAGGTACTCATTGTTGAAAGGAATCTTGTTACCCTTCCCAAGCCTTGCATCAAAGCACCAAGGCTATCAACACCCAAGTTACTCATAGCATCACGCAAGCGCTCATCTTTTATCTTAACGTAATACTCAACACCATCTTTTTTGGTGGCAAAGTAATCAGGGTTTTGACGCATTTCCATAGCGGTCATTTTCTGAGTAACAACTTTGCCCTCAGCATTTGTAGTGCGCTTAGTATCAGGGTTTTTCTCGCTATACACTTCCCAAAGATTAGGCGCTGGATTATCCTGGGCCAATCTTAAAAACTGATTACCTACTTCATTTTTGCGATTGCGAATAATGGTTTCAGTAATATCAGCTACAACATTAGAAGAAGGTGAATCAGGCATAGACTTTCGCCCTAGCGCTTTCATATTCTCCTTGCCAGAGATATTAAACCCTTTACCAAGCTTAGGCATGGATTGCATATTCTCATCATACGCAAAGCCTTTCAGTGGGACATAATACTTATATTGATCCTTGTATTCATTGATCACATCTTTAGAAATTAACCCGTTATCCACCAAGATTTTATTTCTTAATTTATTAATACGGTAAACATCCTTGGCTAGATCTTTGATAGCATCACCTTTAGGACTGCTCTCAATCGTGCTAACAACTTGTCTAGCCTTAGCTGTGGACATACCAGAGCCGCCATCAGGCATCTCGTCATTGATGCTAGCAATGTATTCGTTACGCTCAGGCGCATGCTTAGCCCAAAGGTACATATCAAGCTCAGATTGATTAACACCTTCTTTAGCCATCTTCTCAATCATTGGCTCAATGTAAGCGTAATCTAATTGCTTAAGATCTTCTTCAACCTTTCCATAAAATAATTCTTCCGCACGGTAAGGATTCGCGTCTTCTGGAATATCTCTACCAGCCGCACTAATTTCTTCTTGCACCGTTTTAAGACGTTTCATTTTGTCCTGAAACTTGCGAACAATGGCATCTTGTCTAGTTTCATCGCGTACAGAGAAGGTATCAACTTGATTTACATCAAATGGAGTACGGGATTTTTTAGAGAATCGCAGATCAGGCTCCTCTATTTTTGATGGATCAAAAACGGCATCAACCTCTCTGTATTGTGACGGACTAAAAGCTATATAAGTAACTTCGCCATCCTCTGGAAGAGCAACCCCATCAAAACCTCTGCCAATCATCTCATCAATACTTAATTGATCATATTCTTTCCAGCCTGCGGGATTTTGAATTCTATGAAACATTTTTTTAATAACACCAGAACCTTGAGCGCCAACCTCGCCAGCCTCAATAGCAGCCTTGTCAGTGGTAGACCAGAACTGAGTGCCAATAGCTCTATCAGGATCAAAAGCAGTAAAATCTTCCGCTGTTCCATGATAAACAGGCCTTGATGTATCAAACCCCATTTCTTTAGCACGCTCCATACGCGCTTCTTTAGACATATCTAAATCTGATTCTTTTGCCCACCGAATATCTTGAGACTCACCATTCTTCTTAGCTTCTTTCTGTAGGCTCTCACGACCCCTGGCAAGCAATACTTCTAAGTCTTTAGTACTAAAGCTAATCCCAGTTAAATCACGTAATATCTGCTTTAATGAGGCTATAACGCGATCAATAATAGACGGACGTTTAGTACCATTCTCTGCATAGTGGGCAATAATCTCCTCACCGATAATAGCTAAGCCTTCATCAGTAACATTACCTTGATCATCATGCACTTGATTGGAATAAGAAGATTCTATTTTTTTACGAAGCTTTTGAATGTCTTTGTTTTTGGATTTTGCGACTTGCTTAAATAACTTATTGCCACGCATGCCAACAACACCGCGAACACCTTTATGGCCTACAACTTCATGCAATGCGGTATCAATAGCCTCTTGTGTGCTATCCATGTTATCAGCAACTACATAAGCCTTACCAGTGCCGCCATAATAAACGCCTTTAATATCACCAGCGCTATCTTCGCTAATATTGTCACGTAACGCTTTTGGTAAATCATCAACGGACTTAACAACCTTCACAAATGGCGCAAGATCAGGAGCTTCACGCTTGATCTTAGACTCTAAGTGCTTAGAAGGGATTTTAAAGGTGGTGGTTTTCTTGCCTAGCTTTCCTGAATCTTTCTTAGCTCTTCTTTTAGCTGGGACTTTTTCTTCAGATTTATAAACCACATTTTTAAGTTGAGGCAATTCGCCAGCTTTGCCGCGAGCAGCAAGAACGCGCCCCGCTTTACTAGCCTTCTCCAATTCTTGTTTTTTGGTAGCGGCTTGTAAAGGTTTATCGCTGAGTGCGCCTTTTGATAACAGCTTAGATAGTTTCGCTTGCTTATTGAAACGCTTTGCGAGAGCGTGCCTGCGTAACGTAGCGTTACCAATACCCTTTTTACCCGCTCTATCTGAGATACCTTCTCGAAGAAGAAAATCTCCAATATCTCCAATGGGTTTTTTGTCATAAGTAAACTCCCCTTTGTTGTTAAAGCCTAGCTTTTTAAGTTTAGGCTCTCTCTTATCTACCAAACCCTCACTAGCTCTTAACAATAAACCTAGATTGTTTTCATAGGCTTTTTGTTTCTCATTAGCAGATAATCCACTTTCATCTTGCCATTTAGATTCAGCAAAAGCAACAAGTTTCTTTTCAATATCTGACGGTATTTGAATGCTGCCACCAGTATTAGAAACTTCATCTTTTAATTTAGCATAGTCTTTATCTGACAAAAGTCCAACAAATTGATGAGGATGGGGTTTCATGTGCTCAGTTGTGCCATGCTTGATAGCACTAGATGTCAAGGCTTCATTTCTGCGCAGCCTATTTATCATAGTAATACCAGCGGGATCAGGAACCAAAGTCTCATTATTGTTTTTAGCCCAATCTAAAGCCATTTGATATAAGCGAGAACCACCCATACCTTCACCAGGAGTAATAACCACAAAAGGCTTTCCATTAGATTCAGGCGTACCTTGTTTGTAAATATCCATAACAGGTTTCTGATAGTCGCCAATATCATCAGCAACCTCAATAGACACCTGATCAATAGGAGCGCCACCCTTTCCAGTTGATTCAATAACTTCTAGCTTTTGACCTTCTTGTGAAAATTCACCAGCAATCTCACCAATATCAGAGGATTTAGCTGGTTTGTTTTGAAAAGTATCATCACTTTTTGCAATCTCCGAAAAGAAATCAACAGCATCATTTTCAAAATTACCTGAACGCTTAAATCTAACATCATCATCTTGTGGTGAAACATCAGTCTCAGTATCAACTTCTTGCGCAGCAACCTCAGGAACGGTAGCAACCTCTTGACTAGCCTCTTCAGTAACTTGTGTAGGTGTAGCAGTTTCGGCCTCTGTATCGATAGTGGTTACTAACTCACTTTGTGGTTGAGCTTCTTGAACAATTGGAGCGGCTTCTGTAGTTTCTAAAGGCTGATCTAATTGCTGATCAATCTCCCGTTTAATATCGCGCTTAAGCAAAGCTTCTTGACCTTTCTCAATAGTTGCACCAGCCCCCGCAGCAGCGCCAGATTGAAAACCTGAAGCGAATAAGGTAGCGCCTGCAGTATCAGACAAACCAGAAAACAAGTAATTATTTTTCTGTTCTTGGGTCATATTATCCCAGTCTTTTCCTACTCCTGTTCCGAGCTTGATATCCATATAGGTATTAGCTAAAAAGTTAGCCGATTCGCCTAATTGCTCTGCTGTCATATTAGCGAGAATATCTTTACCTCTATCAAGACCTCCCTTGAAAACCTTGTTTAAAGTTTTGCTTGGTATCCACTCGGTAAGAATTTCCATGATAGCGGAGCCAGTTCCTTTTAAAGCTGCAACTTCATCACTAGCACCTTCACTCTTCGCATCAGAAAATGCTGAAGTGTACGCAGTGCTGCCATAATACAAGGATGAAAGCAGATTTTTATCCATAACAGCAGCAAGTGTAGACGGAGCATTAATCGTAACAGACTGTTTAGCATTCCTAAATGCTCTCTGGAACCAATCTAAATTTTCGGGTGTGTTTTCCTGGTATTCTTGTTTAATGTAATCAACTACTTCTTGCGCTCTTGCTTCCTCTTCTGCGGTTTGAGCTTTGTACTCTTCAAGAGGTGCAATCATTTCCCCTTGATATTGCTCATATTGAGAGGGCTGGATATAACCCATATCCTTCATATCACTTAACTGCTGGTTTTGAATTTCCAGAACCTTCTCAGCTAGCGCATCTTTAAAGCCTTTTCCTGTATGAACAAAAGAGGCCGCAACCCCAGCAAGATCGCGCTGAGCGCTTTCACCCTCTAACCAATAATCCTTAGCCGATTGAATAGGCGTGATCATTTCGGAAAGCTTGTATTTATATTCTTCTTGTTGGGGAATTTCAGGAGCCTGAATGGGTTGCTGCATGGGCTGTAACTCGGTTGCCCCCACCGAAGCAGGGGCAGGTTCCGAGGCTGGTAAGCCAGCTTGTCCCATAGGGACTTGGCTAGTATACCCTATCTCACCAAAAAATTGTTCACGAGTACCTTGATACCCTTTTTGATTAACGCCTAAGTTATAAAGTCCTTCAGCTAATTTGTCATCAGGGGTATCTTTATAGGCGGGGTACTTTTGACGGACTGCATTAAGATACTCACTCATAAAATACCTAAAGGATCATTCATTGTAGTTTGCTGTTCTTCCATTTCAACTTCTGGCACATTTCTGCCATGTAGCCGCAAAGCCTCAAAGAAAGAGGTTTCATAGTCTCTATCTTCACCGTTGCCATAAATACGGCTAGCAGTTTCCAAAATAGCAGCACGAGTATCGCCATCCATATCAAGCTCATCATAGCTATCTTTCAAAAACTTAGCGCCATCCTTTTTGCCAAAGGTTCCACGCTTATCGGCACCGTAAAGCCTAGCTTTTAGTTTAGCTTCAGACTCACGGCCTTGCTGTTTTTGGGTTTCTCTAGCAGTCAAAAGCTCGTGTTCTCTTTCAAGCTTCTGCATGTCTTGTTGAAACTTTCGAGCGCCTTGATCCTCAGCCTGCAAACGATTATCCATAATACCCGCTTCAATCATTGATTGTTCAGCGAAAACAGGATCAAACTCATCAGGCATATCTTCAGTGTAATCGGCAGGTAATTTCATTTTCGTATCTCGGTAGAGTTTTTGCGCAAACTTAGGATTCTTTTTATGCGCCTCTAACGTTTGATAGAAAAAATCACCACGGGTAGCGTTCTTACGCGCAAGCTCTTGACGGTCACGCTCATCAAGAGAAACAAGATACTCATCTAATTGCTTTGCTTGAGAGCCAAACTTGCCATACATTTCAAGCATAGCTGTATCACGGTCATCACCCTTACCTTCTTGAACTTTCATCAACAAACCTTCGTACTCAGCTTGAGACTGTTTAGCGGCTTCTTGCTGGGCTTTTTGCTGATCAAGGTTGTACTGAGCTTGTTTAAGGTTAAAGTCATTCATCTGCATGCGCTGACCGCGCTCTTGTATAGAACCTAGGCTTTCACGGTATTTCCCTGCACTAGCAAAGTCTGGTACTTGATTGCCCTGTCTTAAAACAGCGGTCGCATTTACTGGATCAATTGCCATTAGCCACCTCCTTTCAATCTGCCGAAGTCCATTGTTGAAGCATTTTGCATGGCATCAGAACCTAAAGAAAACTGTTGCTGCAATACATTAGCATCAATAGACCCCTTACCCATTTGCTCAGCAGCCTTAGCTTGCGCTTCCATCATGTTATAATTTTCCAATGCTGAACCATAACGGTTACTAGCCGCATCAGTCTGATACATACCAGGCATTGTGTCCTGATAGAATCCACGCCAGTTTTGTAACTGTTGAGCTTTGCCACGCTCAGCTAAATCAAACTCATCACGCGCACGCTGATAAGCCATGCCGTAACCTGCTTGCTGACCATAATCTTGAAGGGCTTTCATTTGCTCACCGGAGAACTGCTTACCACGCGCAGCCGCAGAACGCTCTAAAGCTTTCTGACCTTCATTAAAAGCAAATTGATAATCGGGGCTTGAGGTGTATTTCTCGTAATCAAACTCAAATGTACCAGGCTGAAACTCGCCACTCAACAAGCCATCACGCATAATTGACATGGATGTTTCTGCTGACTGTCTCCAAGGCTTCCAGAGTTTTTTTGATCGGCCATAAGTGCGCCCTGCTTCTTCTCTGCCCTTTTTGGCACCTAAAAGAATCTCAGCAGTAGCATCTTCCAAGCCTTCCTTCTTCTTTTTTCCTCCAAGGCCAGCACCTATGCCAGAAAGCACCCCACTTCCGCCTTGAAAAGCCATAGCCTGCCACATGATAAACCTCCGAAATTAATAACCCAATTATACTTTTATGGGCATTTACTATCAATTTGATTCTGCAAATCTTGTACTGTAGTTTCCAGCGCTTCTATCTTTTGCTGCATCTGTGAAATAGTCCCGTTAGCACTAAATAACTCACGAGAAACATCATTCAAAAACTGAACCAACCAAGGAGAACCCGTTAAATCCTGATTAACATAAGGCTGATTAGCTGGTGGTATTCCTTGGCTTTGCTTAGGCAATTTGGGCACCTATCCAATTTTGTACAAAAGGAGCTACCAATCTCAACCGATAAGTCCTCTCATAAGAGCTGCCCAACTTAGTCCACTGAGTACGAATCTCACGTTTACCACGGATAGCGATAGGCTCCCAATCGTAAGGCGTCCACGTTAATCCATGATTATCAGTCATAGACAGCCCCACTTTAGGCTCTTGTGAAACATCAGGAATAGCATCACAGCTGCAGTCTGGGCTTCCTTGGTAACCAGAAGCATAGTCAATTGTAGAATCAGCAGTCACACAAGTACTGTCTGCAGTCCACCCTAGTGTTTGAGTTTGAATAGGAACAATATCATTCGAGAAGTTTTGAGCTTTCAATACAAAAAACCCATGCCTAAACCTATTTCCCTGAGCATAAATTGGCGGTAATGTAACCTCCCGCTCAATTAATTGTTGCCCATCATAAGGATAATTCAAATCTAACGTATAAAGATTGCCGTTTCTATAATCGCCAACAATAGTTTGGCCTTGGAAATAAGACGCACAATTAGCCAAATGCCTACCAAAAACATCATCAGAAAAGGTACTTCGCTCATGCCAAAGCCCTGAAGTCGTGTCATAAACAAAAGACTTATTCACAGTAGGCACTGTCAACCAAACAAAAATATGACCTTCTTGTGTATAAGTAAACATCTTGGCATTGCTTAAATCTGCCATTTCAATAGATTCTTCAAGCGAGAAGTTTGAAACTCGCATAGGCTCAAATCCAGATAGCATGTAAACTATTTTATCGTCACCTAAAAAAAAGATTGTGTTATCTGTACGAGTTACCGCATCACTTCCAGCTAATCCCTTCTCAATGAATGCACCCTGAATACGAGTAAAAGGGAACTCTTCAGCAGAGTTATACCAAATCTCCAAGGTACGCTCACCAAACAAGTACATCTGCCTGAGATGTGAAACCACAGCCACTAAAAAATCAGGCGCACCCTCAGCACTAGCAAAATCCAAGGGGTCAAACACCAATGAGTTTAAATTAGATACAGCCCATTGACGAGTTTTCTTATAGTTAATTGCAAAATAACCATCTTGAAAAGTAATCGTATCAGAGGGAGGAATATCTAACTCAACATGCGTAAAAGACTCAGGCGTATAACCATAGCCCTTAACACCATCAACATAAGCCAAAGATAGACCATTATCAGCAACAGAAACCCTGCCATTTAATTGATGATCAGCAAGCTTTGCATAACCACCATTAGACGCTCGGTATAACGCTTCATTGGTAAAAACGTACAAAACTCCATTCAATACATGAGTTTCTAATATCCCGCTCACATTAGGGATAAATGAAAAAGGTTTACTCCCAGGCGTAGAGATTAACGCATAATCCGTAGCGGATCTTTCAGTAATCTCAGGATAAAAGTTTATAACATTCTCTAACGAGCTAACCTGTGATCTAGCGTCACCTTTCTGTAATGCAAAAGGAATAGGCGTTCTAACTGGCATTACCAGCCACCACTCACGCCAGTAGGCCCAGATTTCACGTTATACCACAGCCATCTTTGGCGCAGTGCAGTATCAATAACCGCTCTGGGTACTCGGCTATTTCTTGCCTTAATGTTATTAAGTGACGTTATAGCCATTCTAGTCACCGTAGGGGGTGCTGCCTCCATATTGTACTCAGGGGCTAAGAACTCAGCTAAATTCCAAATAAGGCAATTCTGATAGCCTGGCGGGAATGTAGTAGCCTCAGTCACACAAAGCTGCGTTGGATTCATTGTGGTCTTGGCTTTTAAGTTAGCCTCAGTACGCCATAAAGTTAGTGAGTACTCATCTCCCGCATCAAAGGGCACGGTGCCTGCATTAATCACCATCTCAACAACTGGCGAACTAAACGCAACACCAACAACACCAGAACCTAAAGCACCAGACACATCACCAACAACCGAGTAATTATTCGCATCACTAAACGTAATAACGATGTTCTCAGTGACAGAATCCTCAGTGCCATTAAGTGTAATAGTCGCGTCATCATCAGTGTTTCCCGTGCCATTGAACTGAATGCCAGTATCAAAGCCATAAGCAAAAGACGGATCACAGCAAGACTCACAACGCCCATCTACATAGGTTCTCATGTTGGCAGTGAGTAAATTAATCTGATTCTGAGTAATTGCCAAATCATTAGGATTACTTATCGAAATCCTATAATCCGTAGAATCAGCAGTCTCACTCGTAGAGCAATCAGTCTGACAACTAGCATTGCATGGCGCGTACTCAGCAGAAAAAGGAAGCTCAACAATTAAATTTAAGAAATCGCCCTCCAAAGGAAAAAACTGTAGCCTAATCTGACCAGCAGGAATAGAAGGCTCATAGTAAAATTGGTAAGGCCTACCCACCGTTGTTTCTTTAAATGGGTACCCTTCAACAAAATCCTGAACCCCCGCCCTAGTCATGCGATAGCTAGTACCTACGGGATCCGTCCAATAAGCCTCTATAATTTCAAGAGGCCTAGGGACATCAAAATCACCGTTAGGGCCGATCGTATACTCACGCTTGCTAGGGTCAATAGGGAAGGTAAGCTTAGTGTAAAAAGGAATCATAAAGCTTTGAGTGTTCCAACTATCTAGCAACATCCATAGAGCCTCTAAACCGTCTTCCATTTCTTGAGAGTTGATGGTATCTCTACGGTTAACTACGCCTAGCTTTCGTAAGGCAGTAGCTACAATTTCCTGCGCTGTCATTGATGTTCCACTCATAAGCGAACTCCTTTATTCTTCAGACTTCTTAGCCTTTGCTTGTCTCTTTTTCTCTTCCTTTACAGCAGCTTCTACAATTTGATCAGTCTTAGCTTTAGAGGCATCTTGACTCTTAGAAGTTGTCTTAGGGAATTTAGCAGGACTATCAACCCAGCCGTCCTTACCATCGATAGAAGCCGCTTGCTCAGCAGTCAAAGTACGACCTTTTGGAGCTTCACTAGGATGGTAAAGAATAGTCATAGGGGCTTTTTTCTGTGGATGATAACGCATTGAGTCATCGTCACGGTCGGGATTGTAATTAGGGTTTTCTTTTGGCATTTCAGTTATCCTCGGAAAAGGTTTAATAAGGTTTGAACGAAACTCTTTTGATTTAACTTTGCGGGACTATCTACCCAGCCATTCCTTCCACAATGCCTTTTAGCTTCTTCCTCGGTAAAAGTTTTACCCGAACGAGCGTATTTAGCATGATACAAAATAACCACGTAATTAATCTCCAAAATCAAAAAAGCCCACCGTATAGGCAGGCTTTAATGATACACCATTTACACTCTTATTAGAATGTTTCAGGCGAAGAACCCCACATGCGCAAGGATAGCTCAGGATAGATACAACGAACACCCCACAGCGCATCAATACGATACACCTGACGGAAGTTGTTAATATCATAACCCGCTGTCATAAGCATGGATAAACCAGCTTGATCATCACGCGCACGCTCAGCAACTACAGCACTTTCAGGCTCTTCAATGTCGATCACCGCTAAAGCACAAGCTTCACGATGGAATAGAAGATCTTGATTGTAAGTAGTGTTAGCCGCACCAATTACTTCAATAGCAGCATTGTCAGCAGGTGCATTAGTTACGTTCTGATAAGCAGTTAAGCTTACAGTTTGACCATTAGGATTAGTGGTAGTCAAAGTACCGTCATTGATAGATGGGCCTACAATGATTGTAGCATTACCACCTGCATCAGAAACTACGTCTTGCTGAACTACAAAAGATTGCAAGTAGTTAGAGTTTTCATAGTTCTGTGGGTTAATGCCGTACATTCCAGCAACGCGGATAATATCGCCAGCACTTAGTACTTGAGTTGAAGCAGTCCAACCATCAGTTACCAATGTATCACCAGTTTGGTTTGCACCATTCACTAAAGGAGTACCGCCATAGTTACCAACTGTGTGAGAAGGTAAGTTGTTTGACTCGTGCATTGAGTAACCAGCTACATCACCGTAATAGCCTTTAACGTAAGCATCTTTAACCATCTTCTCATTGAATAGATCTTTAACTTCGTTAGAAAGCACAGAACAAGTAATAGGGTTAGTTACAGCGCGTCTCATACCGTCATCAGGTACAGCGTGCTTAGTTTGTAAAGCGCGTGCACCAGAGAATGCAGAGTAAGAACCTGGAACAGTACCAGGAACACCAGCATACCAGAAGCTTTGAGTTTTAATCGCTACAGCAATAGAGCGGTCAATACTGTTAGCAATCTGAACAATACCAGAGCGCAAGTAACGCTCACGGAACATTTGAATGCTTAAAGTGCGGTCAGTTTGAGAGAACTCAATACCGAAGTGCTTTTGACGGTCAATAGTAAGATTAGTGTTTAAATCTACCATTGGTTGAACTTGCAACGTTGGGCCATCAGCAGCTTTTGTACGGTATGGAAGCTCTAAACGGATGTTGTCGCCTTTCTTGTTAAAGCGTCTTTTGTAGTCTTGATAAACTAATGGAGCTAGCACCAATTCATTTTTAAGTAAACGTAGTGCATCTTTGACAATAATGTCATCGGTTAAAAAATTGTTAGCCATGATTTAATTCCTCATTACTGGCTACCAGAATCTACCCTTTTCACTTTCTACTTTGTCCATATGGGCATTGTATTCGGCTTGGCTCATCTTATTCACCGCTTTACTTTGCGCTGAATTTCGACCACCTACAGGGTTTATAGGCTCTGGTGCCTTTGTGGTTTTTTTGCTTGAAGGAATCTCTGGCTCATCAGCTTCATCTTCTGCTTCTTCATGGCCTAAGCTATCCACAATCTTGTTTAAAGCTTTTTCCAATCTTGTCTGTGTACGATACTTGCTGAGACTTAAGGCTAATTCAGGATTGCTAGCAATATGGTAAAGCACTTCAGGAGC